ACCCAAGGTAATTACTTACCTACTCAAGTAAGCGGTTGGCCACAGGGTCAAGTAACTACTACAGAGTTTGCGTGGTCAGCTACATATAACATTTCAATAGTTGCCATGGCAGCAGATGAAGAGGTAGCGTTATTATGGGCACTGAGAGGAGCTGATCCAGCGGACGAGGCACAAATGAAATTCATAAACACAGATATAAAGATCTATGAGTTGTAATATAACATCAGGTATTAGCACAGGTTGTAACGACCAAGTAGGAGGGATCGTAGGTATACACTACATTACATGGACTGCAGACTTACAAGTCGATAGGGACCCTAATGGTGTAATTACCAGAGTCTATAGACCAGGTGCTGTAACTGCTCAAAATTGGGAGTTCATAGATTGTAGGTCGTTTTCAGGTAGTGTCACAGAGACTTACAACGTTAATAGTAATGGTAGTATCTTAGGGTTCCATCAGTCAGCACAGTTCTTTATGCCTATGACAGCTGCACCTTTAGGTAGTTCACTATTCGAATTTATACAGGATATAGCTGCACAGAATAATCTAGTCATTGGTATAGAGACTGAAGATAACGCGCCGATGAGAGGCTATTCTAAAAAGTGTTTTGTCTTTGGACTAGAAAGACCCGCATACTGTGCAGGTGGTAGTAAAGAGACTGGTATTACATATAACGATAACAACGGGTGGACTATGGAACTTGCAGCAGACTCTAAGGAGCCAATGCAAGAGATTGCCTATATGGCATTCCACTTGACCGACCCGTGTTACAGACAATCGAGTGACACTGATTGGTCATTTGATAATCAGGACTGGTTTAGCCTAGAGCCACTATTATTTTATGAGGGTGCTAATATTGAAGCACAAGGCAGTTCACCTAACTACTTATACCCATATATTTGGGTACAACCAGGTGAAACACTAACAATAGGTGCTCAGATTGCAATGGATTGGGGTGCTAATGCATTCTCAGGTACTACCTTCTTACCCGAATGGCAAATAGGAGAAACTTCGTTCGGCATGCCGTCTGCTCCGCTAGTATATGTTAATTTACCTCTACCTACTGCACCGGGAGTTTACAGTGTTCAGGTGAAAGGTGAATGGACTAACAACACAGGTGCGCCGTTTGCTATTAAACCAATTAACCTAGTGACACCAACTGGTGTAGATATTAGTGGCGGTGCCGAGAGACCTTTCGCTAGGTTTAATACAATAACTAGAAGCTCATGACAGTAGACGAATTTGAATCAGCACTCGGTGACTTCGGAGAAACACTAAATAACCTTAGTCCGATACTTACAGCAATAGGAGGTAGACTAGTAGATCAGATTAAACAAGATGCACCTACTGATACTGGTCAACTACGTAATAGTATTAAGGCAGTCATAGAAGATGACACCTTATCAATACAAATGTTATACTATGGTATCTTTCAGAATTACGGAGTAGATGGCATGCAGAACGCCCCAGCGCGTGAGGTACCGCAGTATGGAGTAATACAGCCAACAGCTGGTAGTCGATTCGGATTTAGTGGTGATTACACTATGATCGGCGGTAGCCTAAGCTTCGGTGCACGAAAAACAATATATAAGATGGGTCTTAAACCACAACCTTTCTTTAATGTAGATGCAATAGCCACAGTAGTAGCTGATGGAGTTGCACAACAATTAACAACAGAATTTTAACTATGGCAATTGACGTAATACAAACCCCAAATCAAATCACAGCGTATGGCTGGGATATGGCCTATGGTGCTAATCCAATTACATTAAGTAATCTATCATCTATTACAGGCGGTGATAAGTATGCATTAAGAATACTAGCACTAGGTAATCCAACACCGCTAGCAGATATTAGACAAACACCTAATAGACAAGGTAGAGCTATCTTTGATATTCAAAATATCTTACAAGCCTATATAGGACCACAAGTAAATACTATCGATAGTCTGTTCTACGGTACAGCGCCACAGAATGAACGTATGTCTACCGCAGGTCCAACTCTATTAGAATATCAAATACAATACGCAGCAGAGAATGGTGGTAGTATACCAGCAACAGGTCAACCCGGTGCATGGGAAACAATCTCAAGTATCTTCACAGTAGTCGCAGGTAGTAAGCAATACTTCGATGTACCATTTAACACTGATCCATATAGACCAGAACTTGAAGGTGGCGATGAGGCAGATCCATGTACTGTGATCGAAAGAGCTGCTGGCCCTCTTAGTGATAATAGCTGGACGATAGCAGACACAGAGACTGGAGACAATCTACTCACTGCTAATGGAGGTTACCCTTCACCAGGCGGTATTGATATGCATAATGTATTTATGGATGATCAGTGTACTAAGACATTCTATCAAAAGGCCCAACTAGGTGTACCCGCACCTCCAGCAGAAGCAACAGGTATTGATGCATTTCATGTATTACAAGTAGGCTATCAAGGTACTGTAATTATTACTAATCTAGTACCAAACATACAGGCTAACGGTGGAGGACCTAACGTATCAATGGGACAAGGTATTGGTATTAGTGGAGTCTTTCAAACTATCACGCTTGCAACAGGACCGGCTAACTTACCAATAGGTGTGATACACCCTAACACTACACACTACTATATTGTACCAGTTACCTATACACCTAACTCATGTTCGCCAGATCCACAATCACAGCTTAACCTAATGAATGCTTCAGCGTGGAAAACACAAAGATACAACATTGCACACACTAAGCAATGGGGACCAGATACGTATAACCCTTCGGGACCTGAGGTAGTCACAGGTATTACACAATTAGATGCTGCATGTAATGACTACTCACATATACAGTTTGCATGGCAGAACTCATTAGGCTACAGAGACCAGTTTACATTTACTAAAAAGGTAAATCATAACACTAGAACTAAGAACAACAACTTCTTAAAAGGAGCCGCTGATTACAATAGCTCACAATATGCAGTAGACTTAGCAGATAGAGGCTATACAACATACTCACAAAAAATAGAGAATGACTTTACAGTGATGTCAGACTATATGAATGACGCAGAGGCAGAGTTACTAAAACACTTATACCAATCAGCTGAAGTTAAAGTACGTTTCTCAGAAGGCCCGTATGCTAATCAATGGGTACCTGTAACCATTACAAGAACTGCATACAACGAAAAGACTTATAGAAAAGACAGACTATTCCAATACACAGTTAATTTTAGATTAGCTAGTAACATCAAATCAATGAGAGGATAATATGATTCAATTAAAAGTATACCCTGCAGTAGGTGCTAGCTCTGACGAGTCCATCTTCTTAGACTTATATGAGACGCAGCCAATTAAACTAACTCTAAGTATAGAGGACGTAACTAACGCAGATGCTACCTCAGTATTCTCACGTACATTTAAAGTACCTGGTAGTAGAGTTAATAATATTTTCTTTAAGAATGCTTTTGAGATAAATGGTACCGACTTCGATATTACTATTAAGAAACCAGCAGAGGTCTTAGTAGACGGTGCAGAGTTTAAAGTAGGCCACGTGCGCTTACAGAAGATCTTCGTTAATGAAGATCAAGACCAGATAGATTATGAACTCTTATTCTTAGGAGAGACCAGAGACTTTAGTTCTGCTATTGGTGAATTAACCATGTGTCAATTAGACTTAACTAACTTTACATGGGATGACTTACCGGTAAGCTATGAAGAGGCATTAGGTAATGGTATTAGTAACTATGTAGATCAGCCTACACGTGCTACTATAGAGGACTCATGGGATGCATATCCCGAAGGTGGTGTTGATGATGGTTTAGCTAATGGAGATATTTTATACCCTCTAATAGATCATGGTAACGTTTATGATAATAATGGTAATGTACAAGATAGTACTATTGCTGGTAAAACAATGGATAATTCGTTTACAGATCCAAATCATAAACTAAATGTTGCTAGGTTTAAACCTATGTTTAGAGCAAAGAGACTATGGGATCAAATCTTTGAAAACGCAGGCTATACATACGAATCTGAATTTTTAGATAGTGATCAGTTTAGACACATGTATGTTAGTGCCTTTGGTAATCAAGAATCAAACGAAATACTTACAGGTCAAGTTACCACTGGACTATTCGAATACTTTGAGGGTAATACAAATCAAGGTAATCCTAATAATGACATCGACCTCTACATGTACTGCTCTAATCAAGTTGTTGCTAGTCCTAGTTATTATGTAGGCCTACCAGATGGACAATCTGGAGGTGCCGGATCTTATTTCATAAGTACAGGTACCGCTCAACCAACTGGTGGTTATTATGCTATGGAGGGTGGCGCACAAGTAGATGCACAACGAGAGAATTCTGATTATGGTTATACTTCTATAAATTGTAGAGTTGTCTTATTGTATTTCCCTCCTAACACAACACCAGGCGCAAACCCTTCAACGGGTACTGTACTTCAAACAGGTAACTGGTCTTCGAATGGTGGATGGTCATCATTTAGTTATGATTCTAGAACAGGAGGAACACAACCTGAAATAGATGGCTTATTTCAAGTCTATATAGAATCAGCACTGTCATATGATATTAGTTCAGTAGGTCAAACTTATTGGAAGTGTATAGCAGCACCTGGTGATTACTTTTCTATTAGAGACTTAGACTGTGAGTACCAACAAATAGACTACATTAAAGATGTCATTACTATGTTTAGATTAGTAATGCAACCCGATGTACTTAGACCTAATCACTTTATTATAGAACCATGGCAAAACTTTATAGGTTCGGGTGATGTATATGATTGGTCTAATAAAATGATAAGAGAAAAAGACATTGTAAGTGAGCCTCTGTTTAATACACAATCAGCTCAAATAGAATTTACAATGCAAGAGGATGAAGACTTTATTAATACATTCCATCAAGATAGTAATAAACACGCTTATGGTTGGTTAAGGTTTAATTCGCAAAATGAATTATTAAAAGGTAAAAGAGAAGTAGAAGTCTTAGGGATTGCACCTACTCCTATAGATCAAATACCGTTTAACAATAATCATACAGCAGAAGAATTTATTATACCACAAATATTCGAGTTAGATGGTACTGATAGGATAGCTATAAAGCCTAAAACAAGATTCTTATTCTATAATGGTCTAATAGATCTAAACAATACACACCAGTGGTATTTTATTCAGGGTAATAGTACTGCATACTCGTCTTATGCATTGGTTAGTCCTTATGAATACTTTCCAGTTGAAAACATAGCAGGTAGTCCAGGACCACCAGTAGTAGAGGCTGTGAGTACTCTTAATCTTAACTTTGCTAACGATACTAGATATTTCTTAGACCCTAATCCAGGTACACAATATTTTGAAACACCTAACACAATATTCGAATCATTCTGGGCAAGATACATTAGCTCACTGTATAATAAGTTTAGTAAAAGACTAACAGCATACTTTACGCTTAATAATGTAGACTTACAAAACTTAACATTTGATGATGTTATCTTTATAGATGGTAAGTACTATAGACCTGAAAAGATTATAGATGCACAAATAGGTAATAGAACTGCTGTTAAATGTGAATTGATTACTGTAAAAGATCAAAGAGTCTTTTGGCCTAACGAACCACTAACAGGGTTTTCTATTATAGTAACAGATGGTCAATGTTTCGGTGATCTAGGTACTATTCAAGTAACTACAAACGGTACACCTAACTTTACATGGAGCTTTGCAGCTACAGGACAAACAGGGATATACGCAGCACCTGCTGGCGCTGCACCGTATATCTTTACAATCCCAAATGTACCTCTAGGCTCAGATACATTAACAGTAACTGATTCTGTTGGTAGATCTTCAATTATTTCATTTACAGTTGCTAATAATAACAACAACCCTATTACAAGTACGTTTACTGCTACAGATCCTACAGATTGTGCGCCAACACCTTGTGATGGTTCAATAAATGTACAAGTAACTGCTGGAGCCCTACCAGCTACAATTCTTTACACTGATGGTAGTACTCTATTTAATAGAACAGGCTTATGCGAAGGCACTTATGAATATGTGATTACAGATAACACAGGATGTCAATCAGCTCCTACTACAGTTACTCTTACATGTGATGATCCAGCACAGCCAGATGGTTACAAGTTAGAATCTTGTACTTCACCTGGAACTTATAGTTATGCAGATCGTAACATTACACTTACTGTTGGAGATATTGTTGACTTTACTACTTCAGCTGGATGTTGGGAAGTTATCGGTGATCAAATTAGTCCACCGTTTATTAATGTAGTAGATAACATCTATGCAACATGTGCAGATTGTAATGTTGGCTATGCCTATGATGTATTTGCATGTGATGCCACTGTAGCAAACACCTTTAATAGTACAACACCACTTGTAATCGGTGGAGTCTATAAGATTTTAGATGGGACTGACGCTGGTAAATGTATTACTATACTTTCAATAGATGTTCCAGACGCAAACAATGACAATATTGATCCTACTAGTTATACTGATTGTGATGATTGTCAAGGTATTGCACCACCGCCTGCACAAAAATGTCATGACGTAACTAATACTGCTACTAGTACTACACATACGTTTGATTATACATTAGGTACAACTACTTATACTAATCAACCAGTAGGTCCAGGTCAAACATTTGTATTATGTGCAAACGTTGGCTCTATCGTTACTAGTTCTCCTGATTTACAAGTAGCTGTTGGTAAATTAACATGTACTAGCGTATTAAACTGTAGATTTCCAAGTCCAGATGATTGTCAAGAATGGACATTAACTAATGATGGTTCTTTCTTAGCAGCTTGGTATACCTATACGGATTGTAATGATCAACCTCAAGGAGGCACCATACCATTCGGTCAAAGTGTTAATTTCTGTTCTATAGGACCACCAAACCATGATGCAGGTATAACCGCTAGTTATGAAGGCATATGTTAATTCAAAATAACTTAAAATTATATTTCTAAGTAGATGGCACAAGAAGAAGTTAA